GTGTCTAATATGGAAAAACGTCATTGGAAACAGGTTATGACTGTTCGTGCTGAAACTTTTGCAGAGCATACTAACGCTACAAAAGTAAATGTCATGGGCATGAATCATACTAGCATGATGCGTAGAGTTTCTGGTAATGGGCCAACGCTTGAGCAATTTGGCAGGGAGGCATTACGCAAAAGAGCCAATGGAGAGGCTGGAGAAAGTGCTGCTGAAGCGCGTTTTATAACTGAGATTGATAATTTTTATAGTATGTGGGGTGAGCGTTTAGATCAAACTGATCTTACTGGCAATAGAGCAAGAGTTGAGCAAGAAATTAGATTTTTAGAAATTGATCGTGATAGAATTAATGAGCGATTAGAATTGCCTATTGATCCTATTACTGGTCAAGACCCATTGCCGCCTCGCACACGCGCTTATTTTGAAAAGCGGCTTGAAGATAATTTAGAAGAAGATGCATTATATAAGTCTGCTCTTGAGATTATTAACTCCGGCACTTCTAGGGGGCAAACAAGAGAGCCATTCTTTAATAGGATTTGGGACATTGAAAAAATGAGAGCCAATCCTGCTGAAATTAAACGCATACTTAAAGAGTATTTTGCTCAAGAAGGTTCTATTCCTCATTACGATAGAAAGAAAAAGCTATTTGTACGCAAAAAAGTTAGCGCAAAAAACATAGATGAAAACGTAGATAATATATACAATGCTATTGTTGATGACCCTGATCCTTTAAATCCAGATATGATTTCTGGTTTGCAAGATAGCTTGCGGTTAGCTCATAGAATGATTGATATACCAAACGCAAAGGTATTTGATTTTATTCACACTGATCCTGTAATGATTATGCAGAATTATACTAATAGAGTTGCGCCTGATTATCACTTTGCCAAGATGTTTGATGGCAAAACTCCTGCAAAGGTCTGGTCTGAAATAGAAGATCAGTTGCGCGTTGATGGATACAGCGATGATTGGATTAATAAAGCACGTTTAAACTGGGTTACAAACCAGCGCAGAGTAATGGGTACTGTGTACGATGATCCTACTGATATGAGCATAAAACGTGCAACATTGCTTAAAGAAATAACCTCTTTGAATTATCTTACTACTTCTGGCCTTGCGTCTTTTGCTGATTTTGCTCGGATTATTATGGATCATGAAAAGATGGACGTTTTGTCTATGGCCCTTAACGTGTTTACTAACAGAGAAACACGCGCAGCTATGCGAGCGTTTGGCGATGATTTTGGTGAGTCACTAGATATGTATAATGGTTCTGTGCAAAACAGAATTAGTGACAGTCTTACAAATAATGTTAATTCTGCGGGTATGTGGAATAATATTAAGCAAGCTGGTCATATTATGAATGGTCTTGGCCCACTGACTCAATTCTTTAAACAGTTTGAAGGGGGATTACGCGCTCACAAACTGTTAAAAGTATCAAAAGCTATGGCTGATGGTAGCGCAACTCAATTTGAAATAGAATATGCTGCTCGTCATGGCCTTACTATAGCTATGATGAAGGAAATTGTTGCTAAGGCTCCAATACAAGAAACAAAGAATGGTCAATTACTTCCTAATATGACTGAGTGGACTACTTACAGTCAAAATAGGGTGTCTCAAGAAACAACTGAGGCATTTCGTGCTGCTGTTAATCAAGGTGTATTGAATACTATTGTGTCTGCAACGCCAAATGACCGACCAATGATAGCTGATGGTATTGTTTATCTGCGTACAAGCACTGCAAAGATGATACCTTGGGCTTCTAAGCTGCCAGAAGATGGCACTATGAAGGGTTATGTTAAGATTGAGTCTGGTTATATGACTTTACCGTTTCAATTTTACTCATTTATGTTTGCCTCAATGAATAAAGTTACTGCGGCTTATACATCTGGTGCTGTTTTAAACAGAGTAAGCGGTGTAACTGCCGCTATGGGGCTTGGTTATCTTTCTGCTTACGCAAAAATACCTGATTACATTTGGGATGAAATGTCTGCGCGGGATAGAATGTTAAGAGCGTTTGATTATAGTGGCCTTGGGTCTTTATATAGCGGCGTTATTTATGATTCTATGCAGCAACAACTTGCATTAAATCAGGAGCCGTTTCTTAGCAAACATCTTGGCATTGAGCCTAAGTTTAGACCTAACTATGAGCAACAAAACCTTCCAGCATGGGTAGATTCTGCCACTGGAGTAATGGGTGCTGGCACATCAACTTTGCAAGACGCTGCTGAGGCTATGACTCATTTTGGCGTTCCGCTTCTTGGTGATGATACTGAATACAAAAAAGGTTTCTTAGGTTTGTATAATATTTTGCCGCTTACTGGTACTTTGCCTATAAAAGCTATGACGGATCAGCTTGGTGACGCTTTTGGGTATAAGAATTATTAATTTGTGCGTTGTTTTTTTTAAGGATTAGTTAGAAACCTCTAAAAAAGAGGTGATTTATGACCATTGATATATCAGACAATGACCCACGGATTAGTTACACAGCTAATGCCAACGGAGCGCAAACTGTTTTTGCAGTTCCGTTTGAATTTTTTGATAACAGTGATTTAAAAGTTTATGTTGCTGGTGTTTTAAAGTCTGAGGGTACTGGCTCTGCTAATTATGGCGTAAGCGGGGGTGCTGGTTCTACTGGCACAGTTACTTTTGTAAGTGGTGTAACTGCTAGCGCAACTGTGGTTATTACGCGAAGCATTACCGTTGAGCGTGTAACTGATTTTACTGCTGGTGCTGATATAAACAGGGCTGCTTTAAATACACAGCTTGATACGCTTACTGCTATAGCTGCTGATCTTAAAGATTCTGCTAGTCGATCATTGCGGCTAGCTGATTATGACCCTACCACTGCTTTATCGGCTCTTCCTGCTGTTGATGATCGTAAAGGCAAGGTGCTTAATTTTAACGCGACAACTGGCAATCCAGAGGTGGGAAACTTTACAACCATTAGCAATTTTACTGTTTCAAATGATTTAACGGTAAGCGGAAAGATTGCCCTTGCTGACAATGTTCAATTAAACCTTGGCGCATCTGAAGATTTTAAAATTTATCACGATGGCTCAGTTACGTTTTTGACAACAAGCGGGACTGCCGCAAATGAAATTCGTTTAGAAAACAACCAAAATACGTCTGATGTAAGAATACGCGCAAGAAATATTGCTGGTGATAGTACAGTGGATTACGTGCACGTTGATAGTTCACATGGTCATGTTTATCTATTTTACAACGGCATTGCCCGCATGAAAGTAGATGATGACGAGGTATTTTTTTACAGGGATGTCAAAGCTAATCAAAACATAGTTGTTAGTGGAACTGTAGATGGTCGTGATGTTGCAACTGACGGCAGTAAGCTGGACGGAATTGAAGCTAGTGCTGATGTTACAGACGCTACAAATGTGACAGCCGCTGGCGCACTTATGGACAGCGAGGTTACTAACTTAGCAGAAGTAAAAGCCTTTGCTTCTAGTGATTATGCTACTGCTGCTCAAGGCACGCTGGCAACAAACGCCATGCCTAAAAGCGGCGGTGCTTTTACAGGTGCTGTGACAGTCGGGGCAGACACTTCAGGGCATGATGTTAAGTTTTTTGGAGATACATCTGGAGAGTATGTGCAGTGGATCGCAAGCGAAGATACTTTATATTTTCCTGAGAACTCTCGTCTGATGTTTGGTGGCAGTACAAATGTTGGCGACCTAAGACTGTACTCTAATTCAACAAATGCTTACGTTGAATGTGTACAAGCTAATGACCTAATTATCAAAAATCAACAAAATGATAAAGATGTTATAATTCAGACAGATAACTCTTCTGGTGGCATTGCTGATTACTTTAGAGCAGATGGCAGCACAGGCGAAAGCATCCTGTATCATTATGGCTCTGAGAAATTTGCAACAAAAAGCACAGGCGTAGACGTAACAGGTAACATAACAGTCTCCGGCACAGTAGATGGCGTTGACATTGCAACTCGTGATGGTGTTCTGACCTCAACCACAACCACTGCAAATGCTGCCTTGCCTAAAGCTGGCGGAACAATGACGGGGGCGTTAAAAACGTTAACGTTGCAAGAAACATATGTAGCTAATTCCACAGGTGCAACAACGACACTTGACCTCAGTACAGGCACATCCTTTTCTGTTACATTGTCTGAGAATACTCAGTTTGCATTTACTTTACCAACTTTGCCCAGCGACACAGCATTTAGCTTTACGCTGTTTGTAACACAGCCTTCATCAGCTAAAACTATTGCTTGGCCTGCCTCAGTAGATTGGGCAGGAGGTTCAGCCCCAGCCGCGCCGAGCAATTCTGAAGTCAACGCCTACGGATTTTACACGCGAGATGGCGGTACGACTTATTATGGATTTCTAGGAGGTGTTGCTCTTGGCTAATTCATTTTTCAACACCGCTATGCTTGGTGCGTCAGGGGAAATCCCGACAATAACTCAGGTCAATACAAACTCAGACGCATCTAGTCTTACTTCAAACACTTTTACTTTTACTGGGATCGGCGGTTCTGGCGGGGATATACCCAAAGGAACATTCATTGTTGTAGTGCTAACTGCACAACCTGATATTGCTTCGGTTACAGGAACTTGGACAAGTTTAGTTGACGCAGCGGGTAATAGTTATACTGAAGCTGTTGAAGGATCTCAAGAAGGCAATTCACAAACTTTTAGTGCAATATACTATTCAAAAATAAGTAACGATTTACCGCGTTCTACGCAGTTTACGGCAACATCTTCTAGGTCTGATGGCAGTAATATTTATCAAGACAGCAAAATATTTAGAACTTTTATTCTTACTGGCGTTAATGACCTTGATAATGTTCAGGCTGAAGCCCAATCAAATAGAACTGATCACACCAATTCTGCAATTACTTCGCGTGGCAAAGGCATTGCAATTTTTGCATTGTCTACGAGCGTAAGTAGAAAGTTTCATTCATTAACTAATGATTTTATAAATCAGAGTAATCCTTCTGATTACAATCCTTGCAGCGTTTGCGTTGTAAAAGTTTTAAACGAAAATGCGGGAACAAGTGTAAGTTGTACTGTTACACTATCCACGCTTCCCGGTAATTCCGCACGCAATGCTAGGACGGCTAGTCTTTTTGCAACATTTAAATAAGGAAAAAAAATGTACGTCAAACTTACAAGCGGCAACGAGGTAGAGCAATATCCATACACGCTCGGTGATCTTCGCCGCGACAATAAAAACGTCAGCTTTCCGCGAGTGGTGGATGCAGATACGTTAGCAAGTTATCGTGTGTATCCTGTAGTTGTGGCTGACCGTCCAACTTACGATGCAATCACACAAAAGATTGCTCAAGGAACACCCGCGCTAATTGATGGTGTATGGACAGTAGCGTGGATAGTTTCAAACTTACCGGCGGATGACGCTGCACGGAATGTACGCAATCACCGCAACAATTTGCTAGAGGAAACTGATTGGATGGCTGGCTCGGACGTTACAATGTCAGACTCATGGCGCACATACCGACAAGCGTTGCGGGATGTTCCGTCCCAGTTACCCGATGCTGTGACTTGGCCGAGTGAGCCGAGCTAATGGATATTAACGAGCGTGTTTCCGCGCTAGAAAAGGATGTGGTTGCTTTGCAAACAGAGGTAAGAATCCAATTCAAGGAAGTCTTTACTAGGATCAAGCGACTTGAGACTGTGCTTATAGCTACATCTGGCGCAACAATTATTATGCTTTTAACTATTCTTAGTAGGATGGGGTAAGCATGTGGTGCATGTTTTTGTCCTTGTTCTTTATCTCGGCATGGGAGCAGAGCGCGTCCCTATAAAGTCTAAACTTTATTTTAGGCGAGTAGATATTTGCAACTGGTATGCCCAAGAATTAGTTCGTCGCTTTGGCTACCCACAATCTAATGACTATGGCACTGCTTACTGTATTCCTCAGAAGGTAAATCTAAATGAGGTGACAGTTTATGATTGATCCTGTTACTGCTTTTGCTGCTGCTAATGTTGCATTTAAAAGTATTAAAACTCTTGTTGGTGCTGGTCGTGAGCTAGAGGACGTAAGCAAACAGCTTGGNTCTTGGTACTCTGCTGTTGCTGACATATCTAAAGCTGAGTCTCAGCGTAAGAAACCTACTCTTTTAGAGAANCATTCTCATAGCGGTGACATTGAACAGGAAGCAATGGACATTGTTATCCGCAAAAAGACCCTGTTTGAGCGCGAGAAAGAGATTAAGTTTATGCTTAACATGCGTTTCGGCCCATCAACTTATGACGATATGTTGCAAATGCGTAGACAAATTCGTAAGGAAAGAGAGGAAACTGTGTATGCTGCGATGGAAGCTAAGAGACAAATAGCTAATAATGCTGCTATATCTGCTTTGTCTTTAGGTATAATTAGTTTGCTTGGTGGTGGAATTTATTTAATTGTGTTGGCTACTAAATGATTTTTCTTGTTGCTTATTTTTATGCTGGTTTGGTTAATCCTGAGTTTGTTACTTGCCAGTTAGCCAAGCGCACTAAGATACAAGATGAAATGGTTTGCATTTACAAAGGTCCAAATAATACGATAGGGTATCACTACCCAAGTTTTAGTTTTAAAGAATGTCCAAGGCAGTTTCAGTGTCGTTATTCTCCTAATGTAAAGCGGCGTCCAACTGTTAAAGAGATAATGGAAGGCTTACAAGGAGGCTTTGAATGACAATAGTTTTTTCCAAGATACTAGAGTACAAACTTCTGCCCCGTTTTATGATGTTTGTAATGACTGTAGTTTATGTGCG